AATTTTTTAGGTTCGGGGGATAATGTTATACCTGCTGAAACTATGAAAAAAATTAAAGAAAAACATATTAAAGAACCCGAAAATAAATTTATGGGTGGTGCCCTTTGGCAATGGAAAGAACCCGTTGTTGGTCACAGATACATAATGGGTGTTGACGTTTCAAGAGGTGATAGTGAAGATTTTAGCACTTTATCTATAATTGATTTTGATGAAAGAGAACAAGTATTAGAATATATTGGTAAAGTTCCTCCTGATATTTTAGCAGAAATTGCCTATAAATGGGGTACCATGTATAACGCATTTATTGTGACCGATATTACTGGTGGAATGGGTGTTTCGACATCAAGAAAACTACAAGAACTTGGTTATAAAAATTTATACGTTGATGGTGTTAATCCTGCAGATAAATGGAAGTGGGATCCTAAAAATCAAGATAAAATACCAGGAATTAACTTTAACTCAAAGAGGGTTTTAATAATACAGGCATTTGAAGAAGCGTTAAGATTTGATTTTGTTATGAGGTCACAAAGGTTGTTTAACGAATTAAATACCTTTGTCTATGTAAACGGTAGGCCTGACCACCAAAAAGGACAACATGATGATTTAATAATGGCATTTGCTATGGCAGTTTATGTTGGGGAAACTTCATTCGCACAATTAGAAAAGGCTACGGAGCATGCAAAGGCGATGTTAGAGTCTTGGTCTGTAGAATCTAATAAATATACTGGAGATTATACAAGTTTTAATCCTGGATTACCAATTTCAACATCACAAAACGAAGTTTATAATAGAAGTCAAGTTACTAAAAGTGATTATGAAAAGTATTTATGGTTATTCGGACCTAAAAGGGTTTAAATTAAATTAATTGGTCTTATTTTTTAAATAAAAAAAAATTATGGCAGAACAAAAATATACAGTTTGGCAAAGGTTAGGTAGGGTTTTCGGACCTAACGCAACAATGGACCAGCAAGCACCGGTTTTTAAATTCGATAAAAAACAATTATTAAAAACCGCAGATAAAAATGAATACGAGAAAGAAAAACTTGAAGCCCAACAAACAATGTATGTTGGTAAACAATGGCAAAGAGTTGAGACAAATCTATACCAACAGGCGGTTTATTATGAACCAACAAGAATGGCATCATATTATGATTATGAGTCTATGGAATACACACCTGAAATTTCAGCCGCTTTAGATATATACGCCGAAGAATCAACAACACCCGATCAAGACGGTTTAATTTTGAGGGTTTATTCTGAATCTAAAAGAATAAAACAAGTATTAACCGATCTATTCACAAACAAACTTGACATAAACACTAATTTACCTATGTGGACAAGAAACACATGTAAATTTGGTGATAATTTTATTTATTTAAAATTAGATCCCGAAAATGGGGTTGTTGGGTGTCAACAATTACCTAACATACAAATAGAAAGATTAGAAAAGGGTATGAGATTCCAACCTGACAAATACTCTCAAGAAATGGAAAACGATGCTTTGAAGTTTGTGTGGAAAGAAAAAAACATGGAGTTTAATACTTGGGAAGTTGCTCACTTTAGAATATTGGGAGACGATAGAAAACTACCTTATGGTACTTCTATGTTGGAAAAGGCTAGACGTATTTGGAAGCAATTATTACTTTCAGAAGATGCGATGTTGGTATATAGGGTTTCAAGGGCACCTGAAAGAAGAGTATTCAAAATTTTTGTAGGTAACATGGACGATAAAGATGTCGATGCATATGTTCAAAAAGTCGCAAATAAATTTAAAAGGGATCAAATTGCGGACCCACAAACAGGGAATGTAGATTTAAGATATAATCAATTGGCGGTTGATCAAGATTATTTTATTCCTGTTAGAGATGCCGCTGCGGGTAATCCAATTGACACATTACCGGCAGGTCAAAACTTGGCGGAAATTGCGGACATTGAGTATATCCAAAAGAAATTAGTTACTGCACTTAGAATACCAAAGGCGTATTTAGGATTTGAAGAGGCTGTTGGTGACGGTAAAAATTTATCATTATTAGATATTAGATTTGCAAGAACTATTAATAGAATTCAAAAATCTATGATTGCGGAATTAAACAAAATTGCAATCATACATTTATTTTTATTGGGGTTTGAAGATGAGCTTACAAACTTTACGTTGAGTCTAAATAACCCATCAAAACAAGGTGAACTTTTATCTATTGAAATTTGGAAAGAAAAAATAACTCTTTATAAAGATGCGGTTGCTGAAGTTGCTAATTCATTAGCACCGACATCAGCATCCTGGGCTAAAAAACACATTTTAGGGTTTTCTGATGAAGAAATAAGGTTAGATATCCAACAACAAAGAATAGAAAGGGCAGTTTATGGTGAGTTAGCAAAAACACCTGAAGTTATTACAAAAACAGGAATATTCGATAATATTGACCAATTATATACTAAAAAAGATGCGGGAGCGGCTCCTGGTGGGGCACCTGCACCTGGTGGAGCACCTGCACCTGGTGGAGAACCTGCACCTGGTGGGGCACCACCTGCACCTGAACCACCAGCACCTGGTGGAAGTGAGGTAACACCTGAAAGTTTTAAAAAAAATGATTTAAATTTAATATTAGAAGATAGTATTTTTTATGGTAAAACTTCATTAGATTTATCAAAAGGAAGACTATCTTTAGATCAAGTAGACAAAAAATTGAAAGATTTAATTGATAAGTGATATTTATAAATAAAAATTATATGAACACTTTTGGTACAATTAAAACAAAAATAGAAAACACGTCAGTTGAACTCGCAAAAAAACCTGAATTTAAAAGATTTATATTTGAATTAAATTCATTGATATTAAAAAATAAAGATCTGTGTGAATTATATTACATATATGATGATTTATCATCTAATAAAGGTTTACCTTCAGATATTGCGAATGATTATATAAATGAAACTGTTGAATATTCCCAAGTATTACTTGAAAGTCAATCTAAAAGATTAGAAGATGTTTCTTTTTGGATAAACTCTTGGAACAATAAAAATCAAAACAATTATTCAGACATTGATAACGCGATATACACTACGGGGATTAGAAATTTAGAAAGTATTTTAGAATCTAAAAAAAATATAAAAAATACAATTACAAAAGAAGAAAATAAAACACCCGTAATTGAGAGTGTTAATTTACCAATATCTTCAATGGTAAAAATTGCAAACGAAAATTTAAAAAAAGAATTAGGATCTTTAAATGAAAATGATAAAAACCAACTGGATGAAATATTATCATTAACAGGAGAAGAATTAAAAGAAAATTTTAATGAAGTAAAAAAAATTGTTTTGGAAAATCTTAAACAATCCTTAAACGAGTCTGTGGATAATGATTTACAAAACACTATAAACAAAACAATTAATAAGATAATGGATACCAAGTGTAATCATTATGATTATTATAAACTAAAAAAATTAAGTTTGGGACTATGAAAAAATTTTTTAAAGGAATCGGTAGATTGTTTATGGACAGTCAAGGAAACGCATCTTCAAAAAGGTTTGTAGGGATTCTTTGTGGTGTTTCTCTTTGCATTACTTTATATGCGAACAGTTATACACACGGAGATATCAAACCTTCAGACACATTAGTAAATGCTGTTGCTATGTTGGCGTTTGGTTGTTTAGGTCTTACCTCTACAGAAAAGATTTTTGGAAAAAAATCAGAAGAGAAAAAAGAAGAAACTCAAGAAGAAATTTGATTTTTCTGCTTATATTGAGCCTTTTTAATTTGAGCCCTTCGTTTAACGGAGGGTTTTTTATATTCTTGACGTTCTTGTAATTTTTGGATTTGTTTTGTTTTATATATTTTAAACTTATATGTTTTTAATGCTTGTTCAAGAGACTTTTCATTTTTTACGTGTACTATAATCATAAGTTTTTTTGGTTTTACAATATAAATAGTAAGTATTTTTTTAATTTTTGACAAGTTTATCATTTTTAATTATAATTGTTAAAAATAAACTCGAAAGAAATGAAAAATGAAAAAAGGAAAAACATCAAAATTAAATATTTTTGATGATGCAAAATGTCACTATGGTACAGTCGACTCTAAAGAATTAAAATCAATTTATTTAGTATTACAAACATGGGTTGAACCAATAGTTGATGACGATAATTGGACCAAAATAACAGGATTAATAAAAAGACAAATTTTACATACATTATTAGAAGTTGTTGATTTTACATTATTTGAAAGGAAACAAATAGTCGATCTTGATTTAAGAACCAGCGGAATTCAAAAAAACAAAAAAAGTTTTTTAAATTTAGAAATAACTTTATTTGTTCATGAAAAAAATGTTGATTTTAAATCTTTAATTCTAAGGTCAAAAATAAAAAAAATAATATCTTCAGTTTATTATGATGACCTAAAAAAATCTAAGTATTTTATTTTAAGTAAAACAAAAATAAAAGAAACCGAATTAATATAATATTTATCATAAAAAACATTATGAAAATATTAGGACCAAACGACACAGGTAAAGGAATTTTAGTTGAGTGGGATGCGGGGACAATCAATCCCAATGAATTTAGGAATAGTCAAGTTATAAAAGAATCTTATGGTCAATTAGACCATTCTAAACCTTTTGTTTTTTATGCTACATTACAAAAATATGGAGTACCAAATAGAAATGGTAGAATTTATCCTGAAAAAATATTAAAAAGAGAAGCCGACAGATATAAAGAAATGATTAATAAAGGTATGTCAATATCTGAACTTAATCACCCCGAATCATCTCTTATTGATTTAGATAGGGTGGCTCACTTAATTACTGATGTGTGGTGGGAGGATAATGTATTGATGGGTAAGATTAAATTACTAACCACTCCAGGGTTTCATGAAAGAGGTATTGTTTCTTCTAAAGGCGATGTTGCTGCTAACATGATGAGACAGGGTGTTACAATGGGGGTTTCTTCAAGAGGTGTGGGTTCGTTAGTAAAAAAAGGAGAACAGAATGAAGTGCAAGAAGATTTTGAACTTATATGTTTTGATTTAGTTTCCTCACCTTCAACTCCAGGAGCATACCTTTATTTAAATAAAGAAGATAGGCCAAATTACGAAGAAAAACTAACGGAGAATGAAAATATAGAATCAAATTCTAATCCACTTAGTAAATCTATTGACTTAATGAAAAGATTATCCGATTATTTGGATAAATAAAATTATTAAGACATGGACGAAAAATATTTTGTAGCTAGAGTAACTACCGATATGGTAGATGAAAACACAGGAAAAATTAAAAAAATTAAAGAAGAAAAATTAGTTAAAGGGTATTCACCAACAGATGTTGAGGCTAAGGTAACAAAGGCTTATGAAACATACACAATGGATTGGAGAATAACTGCTATTGTTGAGAGTAAAATCGACGAAGTAATAGAATAAAATAATTTTTTTATAGTGAATTAATTTAACGGGAGTCATAACGACTCCCGTTTTTTTTTGTTTAAACTTAGTTTTTTTCAAAGGGCAGTATATTTATTTATAAAATAAACAATAATAAAGCAAAAAATATTGCATTTTTTATGGAAAAAAACAAATCTGTAGTTGAACAAACTTTATTGCAAATTAAGGCAGTAGAGGATGCTATCAGTGAAAACGCAAAAGGAATACTTGCTTCTACAATGAAACAAGAAATCAGTGAACTAGTAAAAGAATCCCTAAAAGGGAGAAAAAATCTACACGAACAAGATGAAAATGATCCTGAAATGGATGAACCAGAAATTGAAGGTGAAGATCAGCCCGCGACTGACATAGACCCTGAAATGAGTGGAGAAGAAGACGGTGTAGAAGATTCGGAGGTAACGGACGTAGATGTTGCGATGGGAGCCGAAGAAGATAATCAAGAAGAATTACCACCATTAGATATGACTCAGGCTTCTCCAGAAGAAGTATTACGAGTATTTAAGGCAATGGGAGATCAAGACGGTATAATTGTTAAAAAACAAGATGATGGTGACATCCATTTAGTTGATAGTAACAACAATA